GCTGTGAAGTACTTCACAGCCGGGCCTTTAGGGTTGACACTTCACTGTCACGGCTGTAATGTTCTCTCTATCAGCAGCGCACGACATCAGGAGGACAAGATGACCGCCGAGACCCAGACCGAGAACCACACCGGATCGAGCGTAGTGGCCCTGCTGGAGAAGGTTTGGACCCGCATCCGCGCCGACCACCCGGAGCTGCCCGAGGTCGTGATCACGACCGGCTCCGGGGAGGGCACCAAGTGGGGCCACTTCCGGGCCGAGAGCTGGAAGGTCCGGGCCGAGGAGGGCGCGGCCGTCAGCGACGCCGGTCCCGGCCGCCGGCACGAGCTGTTCCTGGCCAGCGAGGCGCTCGCCAAGGGCGCGAACCAGGTCCTCCAGACGATGCTCCACGAGGGCGCCCACACCCTGAGCAAGGTCCGCGATGTCAAGGACACCAGTCGCCAGGGCCGCTGGCACAACGCAGCCTTCCGCAGGGCGGCCGAGGAGATGGGCCTGGAGCACAAGGCCAGCCAGGCGGACAAGAGCCACGGGTTCGCGTTCGTCACGGTGACCGAGGCGACCAAGGTCAAGTACGCGGACCTGCTGGCCGAGCTGGAGCGCGAGATCCGCCTGACGGGCCTGCTCCCCTTCTGGCTCGGTGGCGAGCGAGACGAGGACGAACGCGGCGGGGAGAGGATCACCGGCAAGCCGGTCGGTGGCGAGGAGGGCGAGGCCAAAGGTGGCAGCGCCAAAGCTGTCTGTGGGTGCGAGGAACCGGTGATCATCCGCATGAGTCAGAAGGTTCTCGATCTTGGCGTGGTCCGGTGCGACAAGTGCGACAACCTGTTCGCCCGGCCCTGACCGGCGCCAGCTGAGCCCCGACCTCGATGAGGTCGGGGCTTGACACTTTGTAGCCTTGGCTGTAATGTAATCCATGGTGGGAGAGGCCCGCCGTTTGAGGGGAGGAACGAACCGGTGGATATCCCGAACTGGGTCAAATGGGCGGCCGTGATCGGCCTGGTCATCTGGTTGATCAGCGACCCCAAGGGCATGGCCAAGGTGGCCACCTCGATCTGGAGCGGACTGACGACGTTCCTGAAGGAACTGGGGTGAGCAGCATGATCGACCGCAACAAGTACGCCAACCTCGCCGAGGCCCTCGCGGACGTGACTGACATCGGCAAGGTGGTCCGGGCCGTCGTACGTGAGACGGCCATCCGCGAGATGATGGCCGAGACCGGCGAAACCCGGGAGGCCGTGACCACGGTCGCGGATGCGGCTGTGAGCATGGACGAGGAAGCCGTGCTCGACCTGATGGACGGCCAGCCGACCACGCTCGGCCGGGGCCTGGCCCGGTACATCGATGAGCTGGAGAAGCGCGACGAACCCCAGCCCCGGGACCGCATCGTCGGGGAGCTGGACACGCTGATCCGGTACCCGTGGCCCGGTGCCGCGCCGGCCGAGCAGGAGTTGATCAACTTCCGAGGCGACGTTGTGGTCACGATGGTCCGGAAGCTTCAACCGTCACCGTTCCCGGGGACGATCGACGATGCGGCCTCTGAGGTTGTGGCGCTGGTCAAGGACCGGTTCTTTCCGAACCGCTGAGACTGTCGGCCCTCCCCCTTGCATACTTTGCAGTCGGTACGGTAAGGTATGAACCAGAAGGAAGGAGGGCCGCACAGTGCGAGCCCAGATGACGTTGACGGAGCTGGACGATGACCGCTGGGGCTACCTCCAGCGCAACGTCCGGGCCGAGTACCAGATCCCCGAGGGTGCCACCCGGCTGTGCCTGACCTTCAGCCGGGGGACCGAGGAGCGCCACGTTGAGATGCCGTTGGGCGCGCTCATCGGCCTGTTGGTGGGTCTCGGCATGACCGGCGCGTTCTCGGCCATGACGGGAGCCATGGACAAGATCAAGAAGGCCACCGAGGAAACCGACCAGCCGAAGCCGTACGGCTTCGATTCTGACGGGAACGTCGTCGCCCTGGATCAGGACGGTAACTCGTGACGACCGGAGACCAGGTGGTCAGGAACGACTGTGCTTTCTGCGGCCGAGAAAGGGTTGCCCCGAAGGACGACAACCACGCGCCGGAGTGTTCGTACTGGTCGGTTGGTCCCGGGTCCCTCCTCGCGGACGAGGATCTCCCGGAGTGGTTGAAGGACGAATTGGACCGTCGCCACGAGGAGTTTCCGGACTGGAAGCGGCCATGACGTTCAAGAAGGTCACCGGCCTGGACCTCTCGATGACAGCCACCGGTCTGTGCTGGTCGGCCCACTCGCACGCGCTGGCCGAGTGGTCCGTGGTCAAGCCGAAACAGGAGAAGGACCGACGGCTGGGCGAGATCCGGGCGGCCGTTCGTCAGGTCGTGACCGGGGCAGACCTGGTGCTGATCGAGCTGCTCCCGCCGAACATGAAGTCCGCCGGCATCACGGGCATGGTGCACGGCGTGGTCCGGGCGATGCTGCTGGACGAGGGCATCCCGTACGGCGACGTCGGGCCGTCCAGCCTCAAGAAGTACGCCACCGGCAAGGGCGGCGCCAGCAAGACCGAGATGTCCCTGGCCGCGATGAAGCGGGGGGAGGTCGAGATCGCGGATGACAACCAGTGTGACGCCTGGTGGCTTTGGATCATGGCCAACGATCACCTCGATCAGCCGGTGTTCCCGCTCCCCCAGGCCCAGCGCGCCATGATGGACACCATCGAGATGAAGGGCTGAGCGGATGGACATCGTTCACCAGGGTTACAAGGTGTCCGGCATGGTTGGCAACATGTCCGCCGAGATCGTGGAGAACCAGGGCGGTAACGCCTACGTCGAGGTGATCATCGACGACCTGGGACATAAGCGGTCGTACGACCTCAACGGTCTCCAGACCCTGATCGAGGATCTTCGGACCGTGCTGAGCCTGGCCGAGCAGGTCGAGGGCGTCAACGAGTCCATGCGGAGGGATGACAGTTGACTGTCAACGTTGGTCCTAAGTGGAATGCGGACTATTATCTCCGCCAATCGGGTGGCCGGCTGGCCTGCCCGCACCCGGTGCATCGGTTCGCCCAGGTCCCGAACAGCCCGGCCCGGGTCATCCTCCCCGAGTGCGCCGGCCGCGCGCCGTGGCTCGCCGCGCGGCGTGACGGCGTCGGCGGGTCCGAGGTGGCCGCCCTGGTCGGCATCTCGGAGTACGACACCTCCTGGTCGATCTTCAACAAGAAGGTCCGCACGGACCCGGACGTGGAGCTGACCGGCGCGCCGATCGAGTGGGGCCACCGGCTCGAAGACGTGGTGGCCCAGAAGATCGCCGAGGAGATTGGCATGGTCTCGCGGTTCGGTGGCGGCCTCTGGGCCAACCCCGAGAAGCCGTTCCTACGGGTCACCCCGGACCGGTTCGCCACCAAACCCCGGAGCTGGAAGGCCGAGGCGCTGATCGAGTGCAAGACCGCCGGTGACGACGAGCACTGGGAGTCCGGCACCATCCGCCCGGGCGGCCACGGTACCGGCTCAGCGCCGTTGCACTACCAGGCTCAGTGCCAGTGGCAGATGGGGATCATCGGCCTCAAGAAGGCGTACCTGGGGTGCCTGGTGATGGGCCGGGAGCGCTCGTTCTTCACGGTCGAGATCGACTTCGACCCCGAGTGGTTCGCCGAGCTGGCTCGTGAAGCGGAGCGGTTCTGGACCGAGAACGTGCTGACCGGCGAACCGCCGATGCATGATCTCCGGCACCCCAAGACCGAGGAGCTGCTGAAGCTGCTCCAGCCCAAGGTGGTCAAGCCGAGCATCGACCTCCCCGCCGACACCGAGGAGTGGCTGGCGGACTACCTGAAGCTCAAGTCCGCGTTCGAGAAGGCCGAGGAAGATCTGAACCAGGTCAAGAACTACTTCCGGATGATGACCGGCGACGCCGGCGCCGGGTACCTCCCCTGGCCGGGCAAGAAGGACGGGCTGAAGATCACCAGCTGCCCCGAGGTCAGATCCACGCGGATCGACGTCGAGGCGCTGAAGCGGGACTATCCGGAGATTGCGGAGAAGGTAACGGTGCGCTCCTCGTACCGGCGACTGACGATCTCGGTGCCCAAGGAGATCAAGAAGAAGCTGGCCGCACCGGTGGACACTTCCCCGTCTACCCTGTAAGGTATGAACCGCGAGGCCGGAAGGACCCCCGACGGCCGAGCGGGAGACCGTTTCGCGGCGGTCTTATTCGGCAACCGGTGCGGTCATCAAACCGGAGCTTGACGGGTAGGGGCCGTCGTGACCGACCCTAGGCGTCAGGATCGCAACCTGGCGCCGGCGCTAGTGCCCAGTAGCTCAAGCGGAGAGAGTAGCCCGATTCGACCCCGGCCAAGACGTACGGCGCGGCAGGGGCAGACGGGAAGGATCCAGGTTCGATGCCTGGCGGGTGCACATCCGGTAACAAAGGACATGGTCGATGAGGGGACCGGGACGAACCTGGCACGATCGGCGAAGTCATGGAAACCAGGATGCCGAGAACCGAAGGCGCTGCGGTGACACCTCGGAGAGACGAGGGGGACCCTTGCTCCAGGTTGGCCGCTGGAGAGGATGACCGGGTGCAGCTCCCGGCAAGGGTGCGGAGCGAAAGCGGGATCTGGAGAGCTAGCTGTCCGGGGAGTGATCACCCTGGCCCAAGCGAGAAACCAGGCGTCCGGCTGGACGTGCGGCCTTAGGCACGTGACGGCACCCAGAGGGTGATGTAAGAGCCCGGCCGGGGCGAGCCCCATCCACGGAATCAAGCCGGCCGGGTGCACCAACAACTAGCTAGCTCACTCAACAGAGAGGTGGCCCCATGGCTGCCAGCAACAAGGCCGCGACCGCCCAGGACGACGTGGACAAGATGTTCGGTGCGCCGGACATCAACATGACGGACGACGACTTCGTGGATGCGGACGACCTCCTGAACCAGGTGGTCGAGGACGACTCCGAGGGATGGGTGCCCTCCGAGAAGGGCGAGGGTATCGCCGGGATCGTGATCAAGATCGGGGAGACCCGGTCGGACTTCGCGAACGAGGGCGAAGACCCGATGTGCCCGACGGTCACGCTCGAATGCCGTGACCCGAAGGACCCGAGCAAGACGATCAAGTGGCGCATCATCGGCTACGGTGCGGTCCTGAAGCGTGAGCTGAAGGACGCCGATCCCCGGGTCGGAGACATGATGGGTGTCCGTTACTGGGGCGAGAAGCTGATCAAGACCGGCCGCTTCGCGGGCAAGCCGTACAAGCACTTCGGCGTGGTCGTGAAGCGCAAGGGTTCCTGACCTTCCCCTGATCTGGGCCGGTCTTCCTCACCCACAAGCACGACGAGGAAGACC